TTGTGCAGTGCAGCATAAATACTGTTGCAAGCGATAGCAATAGTGCATCGCCATAATTGGAGTAAAATCATGGATAAGACTGTAAAAGCTATGAATGATGCTGTTGTTGACTACGTTGCAAGTTCAGCCAAGCATGTCGTAGAGCTAAACACAAAGCTATTTAACGATTACATTGAGTTGAACAAGACCATCGTTGGGATGTATCCTGGCCTTGATGCCTGGATCCCCGCTTACGCCAAGCGTTGAAAAAAAGGGAGCAAGGCTCCCTTTTTTTATCTTAAAATTATTCTTTTTTCATGTCCAACATGTATTGTTGGATCCACCCAAATTTCGTGACCTGCTTCTTTGGCTGACCAGCAAAACCCTACATCTTCAGCACTAAAATCATGAAAATTTTCGTTTGAAATCCATCTTGGTTTAAACCAAGGATATTCCATGGATTCTAAAACTCCATTTGAAATGGAAATAAACCCAAATCCTGTATAACTTACTTTGAAAGGTTGAATACGCGACTGCATATCCGGCCTTGAAATAAAGTCAAAAACTCCATTCTGATATAACTTATCAAACTCAAGATTTTCTACTACTGGATAATGCTTTTTATCTTCCATAATATATACGCCTGATACTATGGGATAATCATGCGATAACAGATTAATGACATTTTCTGGAGTCCAAACGATATCATTATCAATCCAAACCATTTTGTCATATGGTAATTGAGACTGCCAAGGCTTTTGCATTTTTCCAGAGGTATTGTTGCCACCTAGAATTCTATTTCTGGTGTAATAAACCACTGGATTATAATCATTGCTGTATGCATACTGAATTCCTAATTTATTCAACTCAGCTATCATGACATTCCACGAATTAAAAAAATTTGAGGAAAATGAATTACCGGGTAAACAAAAAACTACTTTCTTAGGTAATGGCATTATTTTCTCCTTTTAGCCATGGATATCCTTGTGGATATTTTTGTTTTGTTATTTGATTTCCTTGCAGGAAAAATTCTGCGGTGACTGAACCGGGATTACCATCAAGTCTATAATTTAAACTGTATTTTGTACTACATCCAAATTCTGGAAAGTATTGCGATATAACAGAATAAAAATATCTATCTGCACCCCATTGGTTATACCATGCGTTTGCAATACGTACAAACACTTCTTTTTTTATACAATAGGCACTTGTATCAACTAGGTAAGAATTATCACTCAAAAAAACAGGATATTTTCCTAAACTTTCACAATTGTCTTGACATATAAAAACATCGTCAGCAGTATAGATATTCCTTAAGCTATATGCCCAGTGAAAACTAGATTCCTCACATGTATCAATCATAGTTTCAACATGCTCTGGCTCATACCAGTTATCTTGATCTAGTGCAAACCAATAATCTTGTTCAAGTAATGGCCCACTCAAATAATAGGATCTATGGCCATACCAATTATTTGCACCTATATTCCATGGTAAGTTTAAATACTTTATGCCGGATAAATCGCCAATTTGTTGTTTGACAGATTCTTGAAATTCAGGACCATCAACAATAACCAGACATGTTATATTTTTATGTGTTTGATTAAGTACGCTTTGAACAGCTTGTCTTAATTGTTTTTTTCCAGTAGCAGGAATTACGACTAATGCAGATTTTGACATATCATATTATTAATTATGCAATTTAAAATGTCAATCACCAGCAGATCTATTTTCAACGAAAACATATTTTCCATGCTTAAAAATCCGGAACTTGTCAATAGTCATCTCGTTTTTGCTGTCGTAGGTAGCATTCAAAATACCATTTGCAAACTGTTCAATATGACCAATGGTAAAATTACAAACATGGTTTTTATCAAGGATTCTCATAATTACGTTTTTCAAACGATTTAACCCTAGTTGTTTCATCTGAACCCAATCAATCTTATTATGGCTGACTTCAATCTTGGAATAATCCAAGTCAGCCAACACAATTGTTAATTCATATGCCTCTGACAAATGACGAATGCTTTTAATCGCATTTACATCTGCAATTTCAAATCGCTCTGAAATTACCGGATAAACATTATTTCTAATGTAATTGCGATCAAATGAACTGTCTAAGTTACTGGGATCAGTAATAAACTGGACATTATTATCTGTTGCATACATTTCAATAATACTGCGAGTAATACTCAGCATGGGACGCACAAGATCAATATTTTTATCATACCAGCACGGCGTGGACTCCCCCATGCTCTTCAGACCTTTAATCCCACTACCACGAAAAAGCCTAAGCAAGAAGTTTTCAAATTGATCATTTGCATGATGTGCAAGAAGAATAGCATCGCACCCAACTTCACAGAACGCTTTGTATCTAGCCTCTCTTGCTGCATATTCTAGATTGTTATTAAGGCCAGACAGGCTTACTTTAGCTGACAAAAAATCAATCCCATATGCATCACACACATTTTTCACAAACGATTCCCACTCAGAACTCTTTTCATGAATTCCATGATTGACATGCATTGCAGTAAATTTACACTTAAACTTATCTTTGTTAATAGAGATCCAGTGCAATAGAACCATACTATCAACCCCACCACTAACTCCAATTACAACACGCTTTGCATTTTTAAGCAAAGATTGCATATGATTAACAGCAAGAATTGACATTCTTAAAATCTCCTTTGAGCAAAGATACCATATATCTTAGAAAGATAAAAGTGTTATCTTTGTACTTTTGGAAGTTTTTTAAGGTGCAATACTTCTGCTCTGTAAATTGCTCTTAACTTTTCAGGACTTGAAACTACTGAATTGTATTCAGTAAGAGTATTTTTCAGTTCAGATATTTTGTTTATTACTTCATGATATTGATCTTCAGCCCATCGGTAACTGGGAAGACCGGCAATTCTGTCCTTTTGCTCTTCAGTAATATCAATCTTTCCAACAAACTTAGAAATTTTTTCAATAATTTCTTGTTTATTCTTGGCTTTCATTAAAAAACCAGGAAGATTGTGATCATAGCAGGCTTTTAGTGCTAGATTCCAATTCAATTCATGGGTGGTGTCCTGGATTAATTTATCAAACCGAACTTTGTAAAATTTAAGTCTCCAGTTGACAAAATCTCTTATAAGATCATGAACGTTAGTAAACTGCTTAATATTTTTTCCATCATAGTCTAACAATACAAGTCTTTCAGTATTTTTTGTTTTTAATTTTAAGAAATCAATTGCCTGTTCTACACTCCAATCTGCAATTGAACCTCGCTTAAAACGAACCTCAACATAAATTTCTTTTGTACTGCGGTCAACATATCCTTGAATTAATTCTTCCTCTTCAAACTTATTAAGACGCGCTTTAAATTTTTCCAGACTTAGATCTGGTGGTAACTCCGTAACGACTACTGAACTACCATCAATTGCGGCTTTACCAAAAAATTCATATTGATTTTCCCCTAATGCATTTGTTTTAACATGTAGAAAATCATAACATGGAAGTAATTCAGGAAGTTTCTTTTTTTCATCTATTGCCGCAACAGTTGCATCAATCAATTCATTGAAGTTTCTTGGCAAAATTTCTGTGCTCCAACCTACGGCAATACCACTGACGCCATTTAATAGAACCACAGGTATTAACGGTAGAAAATGTAATGGTTCCATAACAGATCCATCATAATTTTCTTTAAGAGGAATAATATCAAAATCTTGATAAATTAGATTTTCAGTGTATACATTTTTCTTTACATATGTATAACGAGGCGCACCCCAATTGTCAGGCCCAACTCTAGTGCCAAATGCTCCAATTCCACTAAGCAATGGTATATTGTTACAATATGGTGCAGCCATCAACGATATTGTATCACATGCGGCTGCATCTCCATGCAAATATTTGTTACTACTAATCATAGTACCAGCCAACGATATCGTTTTAATTTTATCAGACATGGGTTTTATGACATCCAAAGCTTTTCTTTGAGCATCCTTCAGCCCATCACTTATGCTGGGGATACCACGACTTTTACACACGTAGATACTGTATTCTCTACTTGAAGATGTAATAAAGTCAGTTGTTGTAGACATTATTCAATTACCTCTCTGGATGAACACCATGACGATCTCATCCAATTTTTGATTTTTAATTTTGTATCAGAAGATAGATCATTAAAATCTTGGTCAAATTTTTCTGATCTTATAATTAGATTGTTATCGTCTTTGAAATATTCTTCAAAACTTGCGTATCTTAATGTATTCACTGTTTAGGACTCCACAATTTTGCCCATTTTAAAACGTTAGGTAATTCATCTTCATACGGACAAATTACTGCACATGATGGTCTACCATTTAATGTTTTGTTTTCATGTCCAAGATGCACTTTAGGAAGCTGTGATATTTTTTCAAATTCTTTAAGATTTACTCTGATCACACATTTCCTAAATGACTCTTTATACCATTTTTGATATGATGGGTCTTCCTTAAACTTTTCATGAGCCGCCAAAACTGAATGAGCAACCAGGGTTGGTGCCATATAGTCAGGAAAATCATCCGCAATGGCAATATATAATTTCATTCCTTATTCCTACACATCTCATGTATTTCGTCTAAGCTTTCGTGTACTGTAAAACTTGTAACACCACCATTAGGCATTCTTATTGTTGCTATTGTATTTGTATCTACAATCTCAACGTATATCAAATCTTGAGTTCTAATTAGTATAGGGACAGTATCATACCAAAATTCTTTTCCATTATTAACTACAACTTTTTTTGTCAATTTTAACATGAATTTCCTTTTTATATCTTAAGAAAGAGCAATCCAGGCTTTACGATCATCTGCTCGGTCACCATTGAAAATTAGGTCAAGAGCTTCACCCAAGTTGCCATCATCAATTATAGGCACAAGTTTAGGATTTGACAAGCTATGTATCCAATCTGTTTCTTCTAGACTACCTAGCCCCTTTGCGCGAGTTGGTTTTGGACAGCCTTTCCAATCACTTGGAGTATATTTGTGATAATCATCAGAGTACCAATAATAACGTTTTTTACCTTTCTCCTGTATGATAAAAGGAGTTTGAAAAGCATAAAATACTGGTTCTTGAGATTTATCAAATAATTCAGGCCAGTGTAAGTAAAAAAAGTTAACTAAAAGCGCAGTAATATTAGCACCATCTGGGTCTTGGTCTGCCGCCAAATAAATTTTTCCATACCTTAATTCTGATCTGTTAACTTTTTGTCCTAGTGACACACCAATAGCAGCCATAAGATCTGTTATTATTTGATTTTCAATAATTGTTTTATTACTTTCTCCACGGACATTAAGAATTTTTCCGCGAAGAGGCAGAGAACCATGTATTTCCGGATCACGAACAGCAGAAATCATAGTACTTGCACTATCACCCTCACATAAGAATAATATGCATTTACTTCTATCTCTGCCATTAGCATCAAGCAGTTTTGGTATTTTATTACGGAGAAGCTTTCTGCTTAATTTTGCAAGTTCAGCATTGTCTTTCTTTTGTGTTCTTTCAGCGCATTTTTTGAAAATGCTTTCAACCCACTCTTTATTTTGTTTTATGATGCTTTTAAATAGGTCTTCGTCACTGAGTGTGTCAGTTATAAACTTAGATACTTCATCGTTAATTAGTCTAGTTTTGCTTTGACTGTCAAAATTTGGCGCATGCATGCTTGTTGTATTATATATTAACAACCCTTCTGCAATATCAGATCTGTTAGGAACTAAATTACGCCTTTTGCTTTCTTTTTCTAGAGCTTTAAGCAATCCTCCAAAAAATAGTCTTTTAAAAATATCAATGTGCTGCCCACCATTAAATGCAGGTATATCATTTACAGTACTATGAATATATTCACCATCTGGTTGAAAATTAGGCAGTAAATAATAAAAACTTTTGAAATTTCCTGAAATAACATCAATCTTTATGATTGGTTGATTATCAAAAAAAGTCTTTTCTAGATTTTTTTTGACTTCAACTTTTTGACCGTTTAACGTAAATTTAATCTTCGGATGATTAGCCGCTATTTCAAATATTCTTGCCTCAATAAATTTCAAGGGTACAGTGGCATTTGGAAAAACAGTTTGACTTAAAGTAAACGTTGCAGTTGTTCCACTTCTTCCATTATTTGATGTAATTTTTGGTCTGCCAACATTAAGATCAGGGAAAATATCTGTACCTTCGCTGAATGTCTGAACAAATCGTTTACCATCCCTGATAATATCAATTGTAAAACTTTCACTACAACTAACCACTACGCTAGCACCTATACCATTAGTGCCTCTGACTTCTTCTCTAGTTCCAAAGTTTCGGCCAGCTCTAGCCTGTGTAAGTGCCAGAGTTGCTTTATGCATTTTTTCTGTATCATCATAATCTATTGGAATACCCCTGCCATCATCACTTACGGAAAAATAAAGTTTTGATGGATTATATTCAACATCTATTTTGGATCCATGGTTATGTCCTATAACTTCATCTAGAGCGTTATCTAGAATCTCGCGAAAGGCACAGTATACAGCGGGAGTCCATGTTGTTTCTTCAGCAACAAGACGACTTCCATCCCAGTTTATGATTGTTTGGGTATGAAGGTTTCGACTACCCAAATACATTTCTGTACGTAAGCGGTGATGTTGTGTATCTGTTAGTTTTACGATTTCATCAGACTGATTTTTTTTCATGGGATACCTATTTAACTGTCTATACAAAAATAACGAGAAGTTTACACCCCTCGTTATTCTTGTTAGTTATGCTTGCACAAGTTCTGTGAGAGATTCAAGACTTATGCACTTCAGCAACCGTTACTACTTGGTTGCCTATCTGCTTTCACTTCCGTTCTCCGAGAAGTTGCAGCAGACTTATGAAGATATTAACGCAATCTAGGTACAATGTCAAGGCTCCAAAAATACTGCTTTTTTCAGGGGAATCAAACCCATAAACCTCTCCATTTGACAAATACTCTTCTTTAAGCTTTTGTGTATCATATGCTGTAAGGCCAGTAAATGCAATTACACCGACAACTGAAATGATCCAGCTAAGTATTGAACTGGCCAAAAATATATTTACAACACTGGCTATGATTAAGCCAAAAACACCCATAATTAAAAAACTACCCATACTAGTCAAGTCTCTGCCTGTGGTATATCCATACAAACTTGCAGATGCAAATGTAGCAGCAGTTATAAAAAACACTTTGGCAATACTAGTACTAGTATAAACAACAAAAATTGATGACATACTTAGCCCCATAAGTGCAGAAAATGCCATAAATAAAGCAAATGCAACTTTAATACTGAAATTTTTCATAACAAATGGCATAGCCAGAATTAATAGTAATGGTGAAAAAACAAACAAATACCAAATTGGCGTTGTCATCAACGGTTGCAAAATAAAGCTTGAAATATACGCGACTACTCCTGTCACAGCAAGTGCTATAGACATATTGTTATAGACACCTAACATCCAGGATCGTAATCCCATATCAATAGTTTTTGGATCAACTGAAACTTGGGGATATGCTTCGTTATACATGTAGGATTCTCCTCTTCTTTACGAGCAAGTAATACTATATAACATTATAATCGGAATTTCAATCCTGTCAGAAAAAAAATTCATAAATAATGCTATGTTGATTAAAGAAATCACAATTCGTCATGAATTAAGCAGGTCAGAGGCACCAGACGACATCACAACTATTTTAAAGAGTTACGGATGGAAACACCTTGGAACTGGGTTTGAAGCTAGTGTTTTTGAACATCCAAAGTGTTCGTATGTTTTAAAAATCTACTTAAAAAGCAGTCTATACACTTTATTTGTGAGTCAGGTTCAAAAACACAATAACATACATTTTCCAAAATTTCTAAGTGCCGACAAAAAGATACCAGGGGCACCAAACTGGAGATGTATTCGTATGGAAAAGCTTTCTCCACTTACAAAAGAACAAGTTCTTAATTTTTACTTACCAGAAATGTACTTTATGGTTGAAAAACTACTTCAACTTGGAATAAAAAGGGGATTAGCAGGATTCAATAAGGATTTGGTAAAAATAGCGTATGAACAATTTGGGTTGAATTGGTCACCTTTCGTACCTGATCAAGGAAAAATTTGGAAATTTTTGAATAAACCATCAAACGAATGGCAAGAAGCTGTAGGAGTTGTGGCTAGTTTAGCTAAAGAAATTGGCGAGTATTCGTTGGACATACATGATGGAAATCTTATGTTACGAGACAAAACATTGGTTATAATTGATCCAATTGCCTAAGGTCACAGATATTCTTCCCAAACCATACGATAGAAAACATAGTCGTCTTTATTTTCAATGTAAACCATACCCATACTACCGGTAATATCAGTATCATCCCAATAATAGCTGTCGTTCACATTTGATTCTAACCAGGACTTGATTTCTTCCCTGGTTTTTCCTTTTGGAGTGGAAACAGAATGCCACGTCTCCGTAACTTCTTTTAGCTTGGTTCTCATTTCCATTCTCATTTCACGTAATGCATAATATTTTTCAGCAGAATTCATCACAACTCCAGCATGTTATTGATCATTGTAAATATTTTGACTGAGATATTGCCATACAAATGTAGCTGCTGCCAAACTAGTTATTTCAGCATGGTCATAAGCAGGTGCAACTTCACAGCAGTCCATGCCTACCCAATTGATATGTTTTCGACCCATGTTTTGTTGCCCCAGACAAGTAATCAATTCTTTCAACCAAATCGTAGATAACCCACCTATTTCAGGTGTACCTGTACCTGGAGCAAATGCTGGGTCTAAACAATCAATATCTAGACTTAGATAACAAGGTTTTTTAGATATATGATCTTTTATAAAATCACTCATGACTTCTGGTGAACGATTCATGGCACTCATAGCTGAAATAGTTTTACCTCCTAAATTAGAAAGGTAATTTAAGTCTTTTTTATCTGCAGGACTACGAATTCCAATACTAATTGTAGTTTTTGCATCTACAATACCCTCTTCAATAGCATTATACAACCACGTTCCATGCCCATATTTTTGACCAAAATGGTTTGACCATGTGTCACAGTGAGCATCAAAATGTATTATACTAATCTTGTCTTTGACCGTGTCTTTAAGACCTCTTAACACGCCCAGTGTGGTTAAATGATCTCCACCAAGAACAACAATGTTACTACGGTACTTTTTAATACTATCTTCAATAACATTAAGACTATTTTCTACATTTCCAGATGGTATTGGTATATCTCCAGAATCTCCTGTAAACTCCGAAATGTTTACAGGATATCTGGTGTTCTGTCCATCTGTAAGCATCATGCTTGCATTTCGTATAGAGTTAGGCCCCATACGAGCACCACTTCTGTACGTGGTTGCAGTATCCCATGGGGCACCAATAACTACAAATTTCTGATCAACAAAGTTAGGAACGCCACAAAAGTTGCGTGTAGAACCATATTGATACGGAAGATGCATCATGTCAACAGGGATGACGAATCAGAACCTGATGGGATGGCTAGTCCACTTGTATGTGCGGTGTATCCTTTAACCGCATCACTGCTGGCCTTCACCATGCATACTATATTATTTTTTGAAATTGGAAACTTTTGTTCATTGTCTGCTCCCAACATCCAAAATGGAGCCATTTGAATTCCTGGCTGTCCATTACGAGGATCTCTAGCAATACCCATCGTCAGAGGCTTAGTAACTACAATGGTCAATGAATCAACGTTGACGACTTTGGCAATTACCTCATCACCCGTAATCAATTTCATAGTTACAATATCGTTTGTTTTAATTTCAGTTGCAAGTAGCATGGTAAAATCTCCTTTACCATATTATGCATACTTCACACAAAAAATCAACAAAAATCAGGCAATTCCCAGATTACTAGCATAATTTGTTAGACCATTTCTATTAATCCATGTGGTCGGTGCCACCAATGTTCCAACTTTACATTCTGTACCAAATGGTCGTGTTGGCTCTTTATAGCTAACATGAATCCAACACGTTTTTCCTTGACTACTGATTGCATACTCAAGCAGCAACTGATCAAACGGAACATTATCCCTGATCCATAAAGCAATATTATAAAATTGAGATTTTGGTGTGCCAGTAAATTGCAAGTCAGCTGCTTGGCCTCGTCCATGCTGACTTTTCCCAACTGATGCACGAAATGTATTTGTTACAATCATGTTTGGAAATTTATCACGAACTTTATCTAAAACATTCACTGCCAGTAGCTTTAGGTTAGCAACAATTTGACCCCTGGTGAGTCCATTTATTCCTTGTGCAGGTATATCATAGGCGTATGTAACCCAAGGCTTTTGAGTTAGTTGACCAAGGGTATAGTATCTACTTAATGGTAAATTAAGAGGGAATTCAGAAAGCTTTTCAACCCCACCTGTATTTGATGATGTAGGTGTTGGTAGGGTTGATGGAACATCGTTATTTGATTGGTCGTTTGGAGTAGCTTTGCTAGATAAAATTTCTTGTGCTTGCGCCTCTGTGATATCACCCTTTTTAACTAGGTTTTCAAGGTATGTTTTACTTTGGGCTGCACTCACCGCAGTACCATCAGCAGCAATGTCGTCTCCTATGGTTATAGGACCCAAACTAGGCAACAAAACTTCGTCGCGTGGCCATGGTGGTTGCCATAAGGCAACTTGTGATTTATTCACGAAAAAATCTGGACTAAACCAAACATCATGTCCAATGTATGAAGGGGGATTAAGAGGCATTAAGTATTTATGTTTTTAAAATGCGCACTTAGTTTATCATACCCACCAATTAAAACTCCGTCTATCCATACCTGTGGAACTGTTTTAGCCCCTGGGTTGTTTTCAAGAAAATCAGTTCGTGTTATATATTGCTGATTTTCCATCAATGGCTTTTCGCCCATACCCGCACTTATAATAAATTCTCTATATGAAAGTCCATGAGATTTTAATAGGTCTTTGGCTTTAACACAGTATGGGCAATCTATCTTACTATAAACATCAATTTTCATAATCAATCCTTTCGTAAATTACAAACTTAATCCGTTGAAACTGTTTTCTGTGACATCCATTTTTGCGTCCCCAACTCGATAGCTGCTTATCTCAGTTTCCTGTGGAGCCACCTGAACTTCCTTCCCACTAATCCATTTTTGTGTCCATGGCAGAGGGTTTGATTTTACTTTGTATGGGCTGTCAAGGCCGATACCACTCATACGAGTTTGTGCAATGTACTCAACATATTCTTTTAGTAGAGCGGAATTAAGCCCAATCATGCTACCATCTTTAAATAGGTAGTCTGCCCAATCTTTTTCCTGTTGTACAACCGAGTGGAACATAGTCTTAACTTCATCACGACATTCTTTTTCAATATCTGCAAATTCAGGATCATCCTTGACTAGAAGTTTAAGCAAAGTTTGTGTACTACCCAAATGGAGATTTTCATCCCTGCATATAAACTTAATAATCTTTGCATTACCTTCCATTTTTTTCAATTCAGCAAAAGCCCAACTGCATGCAAAGCTAACATAAAATCGAATACCCTCCAAAGCGTTTACTGAATTTAAACAAAGCCATAATGTCTTTTTAAGATCATATTCAGTTAGTTCTATAGTCTTTCCATTAACGGCATGTTTACCAAATCCTAGAATGTGATAAAGCTGTGTCTTATGGATAAGACTATCATAGTATTTTGTAATATCCTTGGCACAGTTTACAATTTCTTCAATGTCCATCATGGAGTCAAAAATCTTGCCTGGATCACTATACACATTACGAATAATATGTGTGTAACTTTTACTATGGATTGTTTCAAAGAATGCCCATGTTTGAATCCAAACTTCTAGTTCTGGTAAACTACATACCGGCAAAAATGCCAAATTTGGCGCACGTCCCTGAACTGAATCAAGAATGATTTGTCGTTTCAAATTTGACGTAAAAATATGTTGTTCATTCGCACTTAGACTGCGAAAATCTTTTTGATCTTTAGTTACATCAACTTCGGCGGGACGCCAGAAAAAACTTAACTGATTTTCAGTAAGTCTATCAAAAACTCGATACTTGATGTTGTCGTATCGTGCCACGGTTGTTGTTCCTGACTGGTCCAGAAAAATCTGATTCTGAGCATTATCACTTCGATTATTTGAATTGAGAGTCTGATAAGTCATGTTTTATTTTCCATCCTTTGCAATGCCCTATGCGGGCTGGTTTAAACGTATTTCTTATAGCTTGTTCTTTTAGACTTTGATACACATTTAGAACATTGGCAGTAAAGTTTTCAACAACAAATTCTTTTAGACATATTGTGTGATACTCATTACCGTCTGGGTCAACTATTAGATATTTTTTAGCGTTTGGATTCTTCGATCCAGCCCTGCGTAGTCCATACCAGTTGCTCTCAGTGCCTCGCCGTACTTTGTGATTTGGATGTTTGCGTCCGTACATTGGATTTTTCTCACCATTATAGTCAGCACTATGATGTCCTCCCCCTGCGTTTGGAGATATGTTGTAGAACATATCGCTGTCCGCTGCTTGATAGTAATCTAGCCAGTACTGCTCTTGATTCCTTAGATCTTCTTTTGAATAGCAGAACTCTAAGATTTCTCGATCAAAATTTTCAATACCGTACTTGGCTAATGCTCTTCTGAAATACTTCCCAGAACCTTTATAAGAACTTGCTGGTTCTCCCCAGCACTTTCCAAGATACTTCTTTCCATCAACGTTATTTGTCCAGATATAAATGAACCCGCGAGCACGGCGCATAATCAGTTTTCCTTTTACTTTCATATTACACAACTATCACACGATGAGTCATCTAATTTATCATCTGATTTTGATGATTCGGAAATCATTTCGTTTACATTAACTTCGCCCGCACCGTCTGCAGTATTCATATAATACCAAGTCTTGTGACCATACTTATATCCCATAATCATATGTCGTAAAAGTTCACTCATAGGAATTTGTTGATCAGGATAATATTCTGGGTTGTATGACACATTAGTTGATATGGATTGGTCAATATATTTCTGCAAAACTGCAGCAATCTTAAGATATCCTTCTGGACTCTTCTGATCCCAAAGAAGTTCATACTTATTTTTAAGTCTGCGGTATTCAGGTACCACCTGTTTAAGTATACCGTCTTTGCTCTGCTTAACAGAAATATAACTGCGTGGTGGTTCAATTCCATTGGTAGCATTACTTATTTGACTTGAGCTTTCGCTGGGCATACATGCCATTAATGTAGAATTTCTTATACCATATTTCTTAGCATCTTCACGTAGTTGATTCCATGGCATTCTTTCCTTGTGCGGAACTAATTCATCAACTTCAACCTTTCGTGTATCAATAGGCATAATACCCTGTGAATATTTTGTATTATTACTGGCTGTACATGCACCCTGTTCTTTAGCTAACTCAATACTGGCTTTAATTAGGTAGTAGCTCCATGCCTCGGCGTATTCATCTACCATTTCTAGTACTGAATCATCTGAATATTTTAGATTATTCTTGGCTAGCCAATATGCAAAATTTATTATTCCAATGCCTAATGGGCGATACATTTCAGTGTGCTTATATGCTGCCAGAATTGGATAATTTTGATAACTCAATAATGCATCAAGACCTCTTACTGCAAGAGTGCATGGTTTTTCAAAATCTTTCGGTTCACGTATATTACCCCAATTAAGAGCAGATAATGTGCATAATGCCACCAATCCTTCCGGATCATTTATATCATTAAGAGGAGTTGTCGGCAGTGTAATCTCTGCACAATTGTGCACTACAATATCATTGGCAACAAAAGAACTAGTAGCCGGAACTGTGATATCATATACGTCGGTTTCTTTGACTGTGATTTTGCGAATTTTGATCATATGGTTCGTCCTCTTCTGAATTGTTTATGTATGGAAAGATAATTGTCAAGTTGATTTTGAGTTAATCTGACATTGATTTTACCGTCAGTGACCCAACAATAACTAGCACTTTTTGAAGATAATTTTTGTTTTATGATAGAGCTTCGGTACCATGGATTATAAATTAAATTGGTGTTATGTTGTTCGTTATACTCGTTAACCAGTTTGTGAACACCGCCGAAGTGATTTCGTAACCAAACATGCGAAAGTTTTTTGAACTCTGGTAGCTCTAGTTTGATA